CTTGAGCGCCGGGTTAGGCAACAAACACAAGGAGAAAGGCATGGCATCACAACTGATTGGCACTACCGAAACCGGCTGGTTTAACCCTGGCGTGAACCCGCCGCCGTTCGACATGAAGCTGCTGCTGATGGTGGCAGGCTCACGCTCAGAGGATTGCGGCAGGACGTTTGAACCCTACACGGTGGTGATGACGGCCTACGTTCAGCAACAAGGGCCGGGCGACGAGTACGACGAAGAGCCGGCTTTTGATGAATACATGTCCGGCGACCAAACCGATTTTCTCGACTTCCAGTTCGACCTGAAAGACGAGGATGGGGAAGTGCTTGACTGGTACAGCGACAGCATTGTGGCGTGGGCCTACTACCCGCTCGGAATCGCGCAGACCGCCGTGAATGTAGAGCGCGAGAGGCAGGCGGCATTGGTGCCTAACGTAAAAGTGAGGGGCTGCGGCGATGACTGACTCAGAAAACAAGACCCTGCATGTTCCGCAGTCCCGCTCGACTGCCGGGTTAGGGGTGCGCGACGGCATAGCGATTCAGCGCGAGTACATAAACGCGATAAAGCCCTACCTCGACATGAAGTACCGGGTCTATTGCGTGACGTTGCCGAAGACGACGATTAACCCTGACGGAAAGATTGAGCATGAGTACGATTTCACCGACGAGCAGAAAGAAACTTTGCGGCTGGTTGATGAAGGAATCGAGATGGTTAAGCGCCGCTTAGGGGTGACACCTAACGCAGAGTTAACTCGGCTGGCCGAAGGCCAGTCCGCTTGAGTGATTTGTTAGGTTGGATTTGCAAAAATTACCGCCAGTGCTAGACGCATGCTGTGGGACGCGGATGTTTTGGTTCGATAAGCGTGACGAGAGAGTGCTTTTTGCTGACAAGCGCCAAGGAACGCGGATTATTGACGTTGGCACGCCTGGGACAATAGGCCGCACACCAAAAGTTGTTGCGCCCGATGTTTTGCAGGATTTCACGGCGATGAACATTCCAGACAACACGTTTTGGCATGTGGTATTCGATCCTCCGCACTTCCACAAGGGTGCAGGCGCAACAGGGAGGATTGCTTTCGACTTTGGTTTATTACCAGATAACTGGCGCGACATGCTGCGCGATGGGTTTGCGGAGTGCTTTCGCGTTCTGAAACCACATGGGACGCTGATATTCAAGTGGTGCGAAGCAGAAATACCACTACGCGAAGTTCTGGCACTGACGCCAGAGAAGCCGCTATATGGCCACCGTAGCGGCAAAAAAGCGCAAACGCATTGGGTGGCGTTCATGAAACCTAACGCTGAGTTGTGGGGCGCGACGCCGACAGGCGGAGCGTCCCACACGAACGCCGTGTTGGAGGGCGCCGCTACGGCGCGGAAACCTTGATGGAAAAAAGGTCGAAGAACGCTGGGTGCATGCGCCGGTCTCCGGCCTCCCACTGCTGCCAGGTGCGGCAGGTGGTATGCACCAGCGCGCCGGCCGCTGTTTGCGACAGACCCGCGGCCTCGCGTGCGTCCCGGATTTCCTCGGGGGTCGGGTTGCGGGACGGCGAACCGCCCCGCGAGCGGTTCGGGTGGTTAGGCATACAGGCCGGTATCGCGGTCGCGCAGTGTGACAACGGCAATGGTTTCGCTATCCCAGGCGAGGTTGTCGGCTTGGACAAGGCCACGGTCGTAGGCGTCGGCGACCTTGAGTGCCCCCTCTTCGGAGCTGGCGGCCACCAGGATGGAGTTGGTGCCATCCCATTCGGTTGCGGTCGTCGCCGGGGTGACGGTGCCTTCGCTGACCAGGTAGAGGCTGAGGGCGTCGTAGTTGCTCATTTTCATCTCCAGCCCCTGAGTCCCGAGGCGCGGTTGTGGCGTATCCACAACCTGAATAATACGCGCATTGCGCGTAATGTCAAGGGGTTTGTGCGAAAAAAATTCGAGGGCGGTTCCAAGCCCTTCAACAAGTAGTAGACGAACCTTGCAAGGTGACTCCGCTGTTGGATCGAGAAAACCTATTGACACGAGCTAACCAATAGTCAATAATTACCACGCGGGCCTACTTGCGCCCGCAAAAAGCGGATGTAGGCTGGATCGCAAGATCGCCGCGCACCATGCGGGTTACTGACAAGCCAGCCGGCCAGAAATGGTCCGCTGGCTTTTTGTTGTGTAGGAATATAAGGAAACGCTAATGAACGATCCCATGACCGAGCCGATGACCGGCGAAGAGGGCGATGGCGGCTTTACCGTCTGCCTGCATGTCTCCGCTGACGGCAAGCTATCCGTAGGCGTGGAGCGCGACGGCCAGGAGACGGCAGAGCCTACCCCGGTCAAAGGTCTGTCGCAGGCTGTTGAGATGATCGTGGCCGCTGTCAAAGGTGGCGGGGCGATTGATGACGCGGCTGCTCAAGGTGAGTTTGACCGTGCCTATGCGCCGCAGCAGCAAATCCCTGCAAAGCGGTTCGCGTAACACGGTAACGCAAGAGCATTAGAAATGGCTAATAAAGGATGCTTTGTCAAGGGCGAGAAGAGGCCAGGTCAGGGCCGCCCGAAGGGCAGTTTGAGCAAGGTAACGCAAACCGCCAAGGAGGCGATTGCTCTCGCTGCTGACAAGCTCGGCGGTGCTGAACGTATGGTCGAGTGGGCAAAGGAAGACCCGGCGAACGAGCGCGTTTTTTGGGGGACGATCTATCCGAAACTGCTGCCGGTCCAGGTGGCGGGTGATCCTGACAATCCTCTCAAGATGGATTTGAGCCTAAATGTCGTCTTCCGCAAGCCAAAGTAGCGAGGTCGAGTTTCCTGACAAGCTGCAATTCTTGTTTGATCCGTACCGGTACAAGGTTGCACATGGTGGGCGTGGGAGTGGGAAAAGTTGGGGGTTTGCTCGTGCGCTGCTGATTCTCGGCGCGCAATCACCGCTACGCATCCTTTGCACGCGTGAGGTGCAGAAGTCCATCAAGGATTCGGTCAAGCGCCTGCTGGATGACCAGATAGAGGCGATGGGACTCGGTGAGTTCTACCTGTCGCTTGAGACGGAGATTCGCGGGCGAAACGGGACCGAGTTTCTGTTCGCTGGCCTGGCGAATCATACGGTCGAGTCGATCAAGTCTTACGAGGGCATCGACATCGTATGGATCGAGGAGGCGCAGACCGTCAGCAAAAAGAGTCTGGACATTCTCGTCCCGACGATCCGCAAGGATGGTAGCGAGATTTGGGTGACATTCAACCCGATGCTGGATTCAGACGAGGTTTGGCAGCGGTTTGTCGTCAATCAGCCGCCTCAGTCGCATGTTGAGCAGGTCAATTGGTCAGACAACCCGTGGTTCCCGGAGGTTCTTGAGCTTGAGCGCGAGCAGTGCAAGCTAGCCAATCCCGATGACTACGCGAACATCTGGGAAGGCAAATGCCGGTCGGCGGTGATTGGCGCGATCTACGCCAACGAGGTCGCGCAGGCGCAAATGGATGGACGTATTTGCCCGGTGCCGTATAACGCTCGGTCAAAAGTGCATGCGGTCTGGGATCTCGGTTGGAATGATTCGATGTCGATCATCCTTGTCCAAAAGGTCGGTCCGACGACGATTGCGGTGATCGACTACATCGAGGACAGTTTCAAGACGCTCGATCATTACGCCGGATTGCTCAAGTCGATGCCGTACAACTGGGGATATGACTATCTCCCGCATGATGGTAATACCAAGGACTTCAAGACCGGCATGAGCACAGCCGAAATTCTGAAGCGATTTGGGCGCAAGACCAAGCAGACGCCGAATGTCCCGGTCGAGCAAGGTATCAAGATGGCGCGCATGGTGTTCGGACATTGCTGGTTCGATAAAGCGAAAACCGAGCGCCTTCAGGAGTGCTTGAAGAGATACCGGCGCGTGGTCAGCTCTTCGACGGGCGAGCCAGGCAGCCCAGTCCATGACGAGTATTCGCACGGGGCGGATGCTTTCCGGTATCTCGGTGTCGTGGCTGAGTCTCTGAGCAATGAGGACGACTACGAGCCGCCGCGCATCCCAGCTTTCCGCCCTGCCGTCCCTGGCACGGGCATCTAACAGGAGATACACATGGCAACAGTAAATCCGACCGTCACCCGAGGGCTTGGTGACGGCGATGGCTCGCTCATCCAATACCAATGGACGCTCACGACCGCCGATTCCGACGGGGCCGGCATCCAGTGCCCAGAGTGGGCGGACGTGACGTGGGTGGCGACCGGCACTTGGGGCGGTGCGACGCTCAAGCCGCAAGGCTCGGCCGATGGTGTGACGTATATCGCTACCGGCCTGTCCAACGCCGCAGGTGGCGCAGAGACGACGGCGACGGCAAACAAGGTTTTCACGACGATCGAGCGCCCGCTTTTTGTCCGCCCGAACCTTACCACTGTCGGCGTCGGCGCAACCATCGTGGTGACTGCTCTTCTCCGTCGTACCAACACCATGAGGACTTGATGATGAGCGATTTGATTACCGCAGCCGAAACGATTCGGCGCATTGCCGTGACTTTCCAAGGCATCGGCCAGGTGGCTGATGCGCTGGAGGACATCGGCAAGATTGACCAGACCATCGCCGAGCGGCAAAAGGCGATCGTGTCGGTGACTGATGAGCTTGTCGCTCTGATGGCCAAGCGTGACGAGGCGCACGCCGAAGTGGATCAGGCCAAGGCGTCCGCGCGGAAGATCCTCGAAGACGCGTCGGACAAGCGGGACGACATCATATCTGGGGCCAAGTCCAGCGCAGACGAGGCGGCAAGGGCCATCATCGCGGCGGCGAATCTGCAAGCCAAGGATGCGATGCAGCGCGGTGAGAGCGAGCGCGCGCGGGTGCTGGACGAGATTGCCAAGCTCAACCTTGCTGCGGACGAGGCAACCCGGCAAGAGACGGCGGCGCTGCAACGTGCAATGACCGCCAATGTTGCCGCCAATGACGCCGAAAAGCGGCTTGACTTGCTGAAGGGCAAGTTCAAGGCGTTGCTGGACTGATGGGCCGCGTCATCTACGCCACCTTCGCCCGCCCGGCCGGTGCGGCCGTCTCAGTGACTGACTCCTACGCTGCCTGGGTGCGCTACTGCGCGGGCGGGTATCTGGCGTGGCTGGCGTTGTGGGGGATCGAGTGACTGTGCGCGTTACGATTCGCCGCCAACCGAGCACGGATCATGGAACGTTCGGGCGGCTGTCGGTCGATGGTCACGACTTCACCGCCTACACCGGTGAATTGCCGTGGCGCGATAACCGCAAGGGCGCAAGCTGTATCCCAGCGGGGATTTATCACTGCATATGGGCGTTTTCCCCGCGCTTCAAGCGGCCAACGTATCGGCTCGTTGAAGTTCCTGGGCGATCCGGGGTGCTGATCCATCCGGCGAATCTGGTCGGAGATCGAGCACTTGGGCTGCAAGCTCAGGTGCAAGGGTGCATCGTGCTCGGGGAGCGGCTTGGATGGATTGGCGGGCAGCGGGCCATTCTGCGCTCAATGCCATCGGTGCGAAACTTTGAAACACTCATGGGCGGAAAGCCCTTTGATTTGGAGATCATTGATGCTTGAACTGATCGGGACAGCCGCATCCGCTATCCTTGGCGGCGGTGCGACGGGCATCCTTGGCGCGGCAGTGCAGAGATATGCGGACTACAAGGGCCGACAGCTCGATCTGCAAGCGCAGGCCAGCAAGCAAGCGCACGAGGTTGCGATGCGTGAGGCGGATGCCAGGATCATGGCCCAAGAATGGGCTGCGCGCACGCAAGTGGCCACCATCGAGGGGGATGCCCGCGAGGTTGAGGCTGATGCGAAAACCCTGGCTGCGAGCTACCAGCTTGAGCCAAAGCAGTACAGCGCAGCGGTCAAACCGACACGCGGGCAGGGCTGGCTGCTGGTGTTGCTGGACGTGCTGCGCGGGGTGGTCCGCCCTGGACTGACGATCTACCTGTGCGTGCTCACGACGCAGATTTACAACGAGCTGGCCAGCCAGGTCGGGCCGCTGACAGCGGATCAAAGATATGAAACGACCAAGCTGATTGTCGGGACGATCCTGTATCTGTTCACCACGGTGACGCTGTGGTGGTTCGGCACTCGCAGCAAGGGGGCGCAACCGAAATGACCACGAAAGCCCCGAAGGACGACATCATCCAGGCACTGGCCAACGAGTCCGACCAGAAGGTCAAGATGCTGCTGCTGCTGATGCTCTCGGCAATCGAGGACATTGGCGGCAAGTTGGATGCTGTACTGCAAAACGAGGAGCGCATTCGCGCGATGGTGCTCAACGGCCATGCGCCGGTCCATCATTCCGACCATGAGTGGATCGGTCGGCGCCGGAAAACCGACGAGCGCGACCTGCGCGTGCTGGCTTGGGCGGAGGAGGCGATGGCGCACGATCACATCAACCGTAAGCGTGGCGCATGGGTCGATGCCAAGATGCGCGACGAGGACGCCGACACCGATTCGCGCCGGGCGATTCGCGACAAATGGCTTGAGCGTGTCGCGTGGGCAGTAACAGTGCTTGCGGCGTTGGGCATCGCGCAGGGGATCAACATCAAGGCGGTGCTGCCATGATCGCTGCCGTCCTCCGCTGGCTGATCCTGCTCGTCGCTGACCTGATCGTATTCGCGGTGGCGTGGCTGCTCGCGCCGATTCTGCCGGCCTTCGCCATCGGGCGCGACCATCTGCCGCGCTGGTTGGCGTACTTTGACACGCCCGACAATCCGCTCGATGGCGACGAGGGCTACATCATGCTGCACGCGCCTTTCAAGGGCTATGGGCGCACCGGCTGGCGGCAGTACATCAACCGCGTGGTGTGGCTCTGGCGCAATCCCGGCTATGGCTTTTCGTATTCGGTACTCGGTGCGCAAATCAATTCCCAGCCGCTGGTGGTCAGCGGCGACCCGTATGTGTCGGATTCGTCAAACTTGACCATCGGACGGATGCGAGGGTTTTCCGGGCATGTGCTGTTGCGGTCGGGGACGGCCTTCGAGTTCTACCTTGTCCGTCAGTACGGCCAGTCCGGGCACTGTTTCAGGTTGCGCCTCGGATGGAAAATGCTCGGTTTCCTAAATGAGCCGATTGCGTGGCCTTTGGGCGGCAAGGCGCAGTTCGTGTTCGGTATCAAACCGCTCGGGAGATTCCAGCGATGAGACGCCGCCTGCTCAACATCCTGATTGCCCTCGACCAGCTCGTTTATGTACTGCTGACGCTGGGCCACGGCTCGCCCGACGAGACTATGAGCGCAGCGGCGTATCGCCTGTGGTTGCGCGACCAGATCGGCGGGCGTTGGTTCAAGCCGGTTATCGACGCACTGTTTTCGCCGTTCGAGCGCGACCACTGCAAGCGGGCGTACCGCGCCGAGATGGATCGCCGGCATCTGCCGGGAGACTATGCACGATGAGCAAGACGCGCGTGGTGCAGGTGCGGTCGACCGCACTTGGCGCAGTTTAACTTGTGGAGGAGTAATCAATGTCAATGTCCAACGCGTCAGAAACAAACCTGCTGAATCTGCTGTTCAACAACGTCGATTGGCCAAACGTCGGTGACGCTGCTGGTTTGCAGAACAGCGCCACGGCGGGCAGCTTCTACGTTGCCTTGCATTCGTCCGACCCCGGCGATGCCGGCAATCAGACAACAAACGAGGTGAGCTATACCGGCTATGCGCGTGTCGATGTTGCTCGCTCGGCTGGCGGCTTCACGGTATCAGGCAGCCAGGTGAGCAACGCGGCGACCGTGCAGTTCGGCGAATGCACGGCGGGCACAGCAACGGCCACGCACTTTTCTGTCGGATTGCTCTCGGCAGGCGCGGGCGACATCCTTTATTCGGGCGCGCTGTCGGCCTCTCGGAACATTTCGTCTGGTATAACGCCGCTGTTCAACACTGGCGCGCTGCAAGGCACGGTTGATTGATGATCGTCTATCGCTGCGCCCACTGCGGCGAACTGCTTGGGCCGGTTCCTCAAGAGCCGGCCCCGGTTTGCCCGAATCACACGGACGGCATTGTGGAGCAATACGACGATGGCGATACGCAGCCTGAGTGACTTCAACGCGGCGTTCGCGGCGGGGAAGTTTCACGTCCAACGCTTCCAGAAGAACGCCGGCACAGCTCATGCGAAGGTATGGGCCGACCCGTCTTATGCGTCTGGCCAGCCGGCATACGACGCGCGTGTCGGTTCGCCGCTGACCTTCACGCCCAGCATTGCGCAGAAGAACGACGCGATCTGGTTCCCTGGCATTGCCGCAGGCGAGGAACGCTATCTCGCCGAAGCGCAAATGTGGAGCAGCCAGAACACATACAACGGGCCAATCAGCGTTGTGCTGTTCGACCTGCTCGGCTACTACCCGCTGATCGATGGCGATTCGACCGACCTGCAAGAGTGCGTCAACGACGTCAGCCTGCCGCGCTACGCCGATGGTGTTGGCGTGCAAATGGTCTTGGTCAATCACATTGCCCCGGCAATCCAGAACGGCCTGACCGTCATCAACTACACAGATTCGGGCGACGTGGAACGGACGGTAACGGTCGATATTCCCAACAACGGGCAGAACCTTGTCTGTTCCGGCTGTAGTCCTACAGCCGGAGCCGCCAGCAGCACGGTGCATATCCCACTCGGCGGCGGCGCGAAGGGCGTTAAGCGCATCAACTCGATTCAGCACACGACCGCACCGGGAGGGCTGCACTGCATTTACCTCGTGCGCATCCTTGGATCGATGGTCTTGGGTGACAACCTCGTTTGCGCCGAAAAGAACTTCATCGCCGAGAAAGCCTTTGCCCCGCCCCGCATCTATGACGGCGCATGGCTCGGCTGGTTCGACATGCTGGCGACAGGCACCACTGCCAGAACCGTGGCGTGGTTCGGAAACTTCACTTTTGTTTGGGGATAAGCATGACCATCCAATCTATCGACAATCTCATCACCGCCATTGCCAACGGGCAAACCACGCGCTACGACTGGAACAAGATCACCGGCGCATCGGCCTACGCGCTTGGCCGCTGGTATGACCTGTCGATGCTCAGCTCAATGCCGGTAGCGAATGCGTGGGCAGGAACCGCACTAAACTGGACGGCATGCAGCGAGGCCACCGGCAACGGCACGCAGATTTTCGGGATGCCACACGGCGGCAACGTCAGCCCGAGCCGGAAGCACTTGCTCAACCTCAATGCCTGGTCGACGGCGGCAACGGGGGTTCCAGGCACATTGATGTTGGTCGATATGCAGGGCTACTATCCCGGCATCAGCAACAACACCACGTCGGCGCAAACGCTGGTCGGCACGCCGAGCTTGCGCTACACCAACGGCGGAGGTGTGCGCGCCTTCCAGGTACAGACGGCCGCAGCAGGCGCGACGGCGCAGAACATCGCATTGTCTTACACCGATCAGGACGGGAATGCCGGCAGCACTCTGCCCGTTACGGTTGCCATGACTGCCTCAGCTATCGCCGGGCATGTCTCGCACTCCGGCACGGCGGCCAACAACTACGGCCCCTTCCTGCCGCTGGCTTCGGGCGATACCGGCATTCGATCGGTGCAGACCGTCACTATGTCGGCGGCCAACACCGGCACGTTCGCGCTGGTTCTCGCCCGCCCGCTGGCGACGATCACGCTTTCTGTCGCTGGCTTGATGACCGAGAAAGACCTGCTTAATCAAATCCCGAGCCTGCCAGAAATAAAGGACGGGGCTTGCCTCACATGGTTGTTTGGCTCTGGCGCGGCCACGGCGGCATCGACGACCTTTGCCGGTGGCCTGGAAGTCGTCTGGGGCTAATCATGGCACTTTGGCCGAATGGCAGGTACATGACGCGCAGCACCTATAAGGGCTTCGGCGTTGCGCCAGGACTTGATGCGAGCATCAAGTCCAAAAGCGATCGCATGAACCGTTTTGTCAATGCGAGCTTTGCCAGAACCGCGAGCACGCCTGACGGCTACGACGTGAATGGCACCGTGCCCGCCATCCGGGCGGGCAGCATGTCAGCCTTGCGCACCATCGCCGCAATGGTCGAAGGGGCGAGCAACCTCTTGCAAGGCGGGCCGATGGAAGGCACGGCCAGCGTGGTCGAACTGACCGGAGAAAGCGGTTTGTCGCTGGTGGTAGGCATGGAAGGCACCGCCGTCGTCGCCACGCTGACCGGCGACAACATCGTACTCAAACTCACCATTGGCCTGGATGGTTCGGGCAGCATCAGCCTGACCGGCGACGGTAACAACCTTGCCATGATCGTGCCGTTCGAGGGCAGCGGCAGCGTGGCGCAGGTTTCAGGCGCGTCCGACCTGCGTGGACTGCTCTCGATGGCGGGTGAATGGACGCCATTCACCGATCTATCGCCGCAAGGACTGGCGAATGCGATCTGGGCGCAGGCGGCGACAACTCCTTTGCCGGTCGATGTACGTAAAATGAATAGTGCATCCGTGATCGGGACAGGCCAATCCTCCGATTTGTGGCGTGGCGCGTAATGGCAAGTTTCGCGGCGGCATCCTTCGCAACCGATGCGTTTGATGCAGGCGCATTCGATTTCGATGTCATCCCTGGAGCTGCCGGGGTGGCGATTTGGCATCACCGCATGACTCATAGAGTTGTGCGATAAAAAGCTAGACAGCGATAGTAATAACCTATACACTGAATCCGTCGGCCCCCGTTCGTCCATGCGAACCGGGGCTTTTTCTTTTGGGGAACTCATGAGCGATTTTGTCGAACAAGGGCAGGAAGACGCGGAAGCCGAACGATTGGCGCGTCTGGATGCCCTTGGGCAAATGGTCGCCAAAAAACGCGATGAGGCGGTGCAATTCCGCAAGCAATCCGGGATCGAGGATGTCTGGACGTACTGCGAAGAAAGCTATCTCGGGATTGATGACGCGAACCGGGCGGAATGGCAAGGTGCGAAGTGGGCAAAGCCTGCCGCTCTGAATGGCCCTCTGGCACGGGAAAGCCGCAGCGCAAACGCTTCGCAATCGACGGTGTTCATTCCGCTGACGGCTCGTTATGTCGATGCTGGCTCGGCAAAGCTGTCCGAAATCATTCTCCCGTTGGATGGCAAGCCGTTCAGTTTGTCGGCAACGCCGAATCCTGAGCTGATTACCAAGCTGGAAGAAATGGCGGTTCCGCTGGCGGACGAAGCCGGCCAGCCGTTGATGAATGGCGACCAGCAGAAAACGACGAAAGACCTCGCCGCAGGGATCAAGGAACAGGCCGACGAGAAGGCGAAGAAGGCCGAGAAGCGCATTCATGACTGGATGGTTGAGGCGAACTACTCTGCCGAGATGCGCAAGGTTTTGCATGACGCATCCCGAATTGGCGTTGGCGTTCTCAAGGCTCCATTTGCCGAGTCGCGGACAAGTCGAGCGGTTTCGCGCGTAGAAGGCGGGGTTGCCTTGCAGATTGTCGAGAGCATCCAACCAGGCATGTCGTGGATTGATCCTTGGAATTTGTTTCCTGATCCTTCGTGCGGCGAGGATGTTCATTCTGGCGACTTCATCGTCGAGCGGGATTTCTTCACGGCGCGAAAGCTGAAGGAGCTGAAGAAGAACCCGACGTTCATTGCCGAGCAGATTGAAAAGGTTCTTGAGGAAGGCCCGAGCGGCAACAGCGGCGACGGCATGAGTCCGTTTGCTGACAAGAGCAAGGCCGATAAGCGGTATGAAGTCTGGTACTTCTACGGAACATGCTCGAAATCCGACCTGATGGCCGCCAAGGCGCAGGGGATCAGCGAGTCAGATTCCCGAGAGGAATACTACGCCATCGTGACGGTGGTGAACTCGACGGTGATTCGCGCGGTCATCAACCCACTGGATTCCGGCGTGTTCCCCTACAACGTCATGCCTTGGCGTCGGCGTGCAGGGTCTTGGGTGGGGGTTGGCCCTGGAGAGCAATGCAAAACCGCTCAAGCGGTGGTCAATGCGGCGACCCGAGCGATGCTGACCAATGCTGGCCGCAGTGCTGGGGCGCAGATTGTCATTGATACCGAGGCCATTGTCCCGGCGAATGGTGACTGGGCCATCACCAACGACAAGATATGGCATCGCGCAGCCGGGGCTGTCATGGACGACGTTCGCAAGGCGTTCATGCTCACTCAGTTCCCGTCAATGCAGCCGCAGATGATGGCGATCATTGAGTACGCTTTCCGTATCGCCGAAGAATCCACGAGTATCCCACTGGTGACTCAAGGGCAGTCGGGCGATACCACGCCGGATACCTTCGGCGGCATGCAGTTGCAGAACAACAACGCCAATCAGCTTCTCCGTGCGGTTGGTTATCAGGTGGATGACTGCATCACCAGTCGGGTGGTTGAAGCCCTCTACGAATGGCTGCTGCTCGATCCTGATGTTCCGGACGACGAGAAGGGCGATTACCAGATTGACGCGCATTGCTCTGGTGCTTTGATTGAGCGGTCGATTCAAGATCAATTCCTTCAGCAGATGGGGCAACTGGTGATGAACCCGGCGTTTGGGATTTCGCCTGAACGGTGGATGGGCGAGGTTCTTCGCTCGAAGCAGTTGAACGCGAAGATGCTGCAATTGACGGACGCCGAGAAGGAAAAGATGTCGCAGCAGCCGCAGGTGTCGCCGCAGGTGCAGGCCGCGCAAATCAGGGCGCAAGTTGAGATGCAGAAGGCGCAAGCGTCGAATCAATTGATGCAGACGCGCATCCAGGTGGATACGGACCGCGACCGGGCTTATGTCGAGGCCGAGACGATGCGCACGCAGGCGGAACATCAAGCGCGCATGGCAGAGCTGAACATCCGCCGAGAGCTGGCAATGCTGGACTATGCCAACAAGCGGGAAATCACGCTGGAGCAAATCAAGGCAGACCTTGCGGATTCGGCGATGAAGCTGAAGGTGCAAAAGGAACTGTCGAGGCTCGAAGGCGGGCAGCAAGTCGCCAATCCGCCGACGGAACCCGCAGGCCGTGCATTGCCAGGCCATGCCTTTGAACAATGAACATTTCCAAGACTGAACAACTCAGCCCGGTATGGCTGGCGATCAAGGCGCATCTTGAATCCAGGCTTGAGCGGCTTAGGTTGATGAACGATAACGAATCCCTCGATGCGATCCAGACAGCCGCGATTCGTGGCCGGATTGCCGAGGTCAAGGCATTGCTCTTGATTGGTGTAGATCCAATCGAGATGAAGTAACGCCGCCCGCAAGGACGGCAAGGGGACGCCCACGGCATTACCGCGCTGGCGTCGTTGTGTTGAACCGCCTACGGGCGGTTTTTGTTTTTGTGGGGTACGCGAATGAGCGATGAAGTCAGTCAGGAAGTTGTCGAGCAGCAGGAACAAACGGATGCAGCCAATGCGGCATTCGATGGGGCTTTCAGCGATGAGGCCGTAGCGCAGACGGGGACGCCAGCGCCGGAGCAGAACGAAGAACCCAATGAACCTGAAGCGGTTGAACCTGAATACGCGCAAATCACCAAGGCCGACTACGAGCAGTTGCTCTCCAAGGCGGCGAAGGTTGATGAGATTCAGGGGAAGATCGACAAGTCTTTTGGCAGTCTCGGCCAGAAGATTCAACAACTGAATGAGCAAGTCCAGGCGCGCGGCGTTGCTGGAAATATCGAGGTGACAGACGACGTAGTGGAGGACTTCGCGCAGGAGTGGCCGGAACTGGCCCCGATGCTGCGTAAATCGCTGGAGAAATTCGCAACACGCATCCCGCTTTCCGCTTCGCAACAGCCGGTCGGACTTCAAGAGGCCGACATCGAGCGCCTTGTCAGTGAGCGCGCCGAGCGGCTGATCGAAGAACGATTGCTGACCAAAGCGCACAAGGACTGGCGCGAAGTGTCTGGCAGTCCGGAATTCCAGGGATGGCTGCAGAAGCAGCCGGCCGAGTATGTGCAAAAGCTGAATGAGTCGATGGATTCGGATTTTGTGTCCGAAGCCCTGACGAACTTCAAGACTGAGCGCAGCAAGGCCGAGGCAACCGCGCAGACCCGACAGAAACGTTTAGCAGCGGCGGTAACGCCCAAGGGCACTGGAGGCCATGCCGGCACCAGTGATTCCGCATTGGATGCTTTCAATGCGGCATTCAATTCGTAAATCATAAGGAGTAACAAAAATGGCTGCAAATACCATGAGCACTACTGCTCGAATTGGCAAGTACGCTGGCGGAATCCTGAAGCACGCCGTCCCGCATGAAGTTCTTGCGCGCGGTGGCCGTCAGGTGACGTTCCCGAAGAACAACAGCAACACCTATGTGGCGCGTCGCTGGCTGCCGAATGGCACCACGTCGGCAACCAACGGCAATCTGCTGATTGCCAACGGCACTGGGGATCGTGCTGCCGCGCTGGTCGCTGCCGCGCAAACGTCGGAAGGCGTGACGCCTACGCCGGATCAAATCACGCCGCAAGACCAGACGGTCGTACTGAATCAGTACGCCTGTCTGTACTCGTTCACCGATCAGGTCTATGACCTGTACGAAGACGACATCCCCGGCGCGATCAAGGAGCAAATCGGCGAACGTGTCGCGCTCATCAACGAGTTGATGATTTTTGGCGCGCTGAAGGCTTCGACCAATCAGTTCTACGGCGGCACTGGCACCAGCCGCGCAACCGTCAATGGCAAGCTGTCGCTCAATCTCGTTCGCAAGATCGTCAAGAGCCTGCAAGCCAATCACGGCGAGAACGTGACCAGCGTACTGAAGGGTAGCAACAACTTCGGCAGCGATCCGGTTGCGCCGGGTTATGTGGTCTATTGCCACACTGACCTTGAGCCGGACATCCGCGACCTTCCGGGCTTCATCGACGCTTCGCAGTACGCTGGCCAGGCGATGCCTTACGAAGTCGGCAAGGTTGAGCGTTTCCGCTTCGTGACCTCGCCGGACCTGCCTTCGTACCAGGATGCCGCTACGTCGGTGACTGCAAGCGCGGTTGGCCTGTCTTCGACCACCGGCACCAATCCGGACGTCTACCCGATCATCGTCGCCGCAAAGGATGCTTGGTCGCAAGTTGCCGTGCGTGGGCTGGATGCGCTGAAGCCGACCTATCTGCCTCCGGGCGAGAAGTCGAAGAGCGATCCGTTCGGCCAGCGCGGCTATGCCGGGACCATCTGGTACAAGGCGGTTTTCCTTGAAAACAACGGCTGGCTGGCTGTTGCCAACGTCGGCGCGTCCTCGCTCTGACGGCCAGGGGCCGGCTAGTTGAGCGGCCCAACTTTCAAGGAGACAGCAATGATTAACACCGTAACCCAACAACTCAATGCACTTGGACAAGTCAATGTCGAGGCCGCGTTGAAACCGGCGCTGTTCGCTGTCGCGGATCGTCTTTCCAGCCAGATTTTCAACACGGGCGGGCTGGCGATCAAGGCAGGTGGTGGCGTTCTGGTGAAGACCGTTAATACGGTCTATGCCGTTGCCGATGGCAAATATGTCGCTCTGTCTGCTGCTGACATGCCGGCATTGACCGGCCTGAACATTACCGCAGGGTACTACAACTGCGCCGTGTTCTACGTCGATAGCGCCGGTACGACTTCCGTGCAATTTGGCCGAGAGGCTTCCACCGCTGCCGGTGTGACGTTCCCGCAAACGCCGCAGGGCAAGGCCATCATCGGCTTCGTGATGATTACCTATGCGTCGGCATTTACTGGCGGGACGACCGCGCTGGATACCGCAACAACTGTGTATGTGAATACGATGGGTGCTTTTGATCCGTCCGTCAAAATCTAAGGAGATTTCAATGATTCCCTCGCAAAACTTCGTTTCGAGCTTCTGCACCACCAAAGCCGGTCTTGCTGTTGGCACGACCACCACGACCACCACGGCGAATGCTTCGCTGTACTGCATTGGCGGTAAAGCATACACCGCTGCTGCTGCGTCTAACGGGACGACGCCGACGACCGATGCTGTGACCGGGGCTGCTTTCACCGCATTGGCCCTGAACAAAGCAGGCGTGTTCGCCATCTGTCTGGATACGTCCGGTGCTCTGAAGATCGTTCAGGGCGGCATCGTGGATTACTCGGATGCTGGCGTGTATTCCGAAGCGCCGAAGCTGCCGGCGATCCCGGATACTCTGTGCCCGATTGGGCTTGAGTTCGTCAAGGTCATTTCGACGGGTTCGGCATGGACGATGGGCGTCAGCAACCAGGCCAGCCAGACCGGCATTACCAAGACCTTCGTGGATCTGATGGTCATGCCGCAACGCCCGATCACGGCGTAATTGTTGCGCTATGGATAGGGTGGCTTCCGAAAGCCTGGGCCTGAACAGGTTGCCATAGCGTATTCATCATTCAGGAGAAGCAACCCGATGGGGCTGTCTGCATTCGCGGATGGCCCCATTTCTTTTCAGGAGAAGCAAATGGATCAAGTCGAAGAAGTCAGCATCAAGCGCGGACGCACGCGCAAGGAATTCAGCACTGAAGATATGGAAGTCGGGCAGCGGCCGAACATCATCATTCCGCCGCTGAACGAAACGTTGATCCGCGAAGGCGAGAAGATCGACATCGTTGAACCGGGGTCGGCCAATAACGATTACTACGCATCGCTGGCTTTCATGGAAGAGCCGATGACAATCCGGCTGGAGCGTTCATCCGAGAAGAACGCGCCGAAACTGGTCGATGTGTATGTGAATGGCGAAGCATGCTGGGTTCCCGTCGGCCAGAACTTCAAGCTCAAGCGCAAGTTTGTGGAAGTGCTCGCTCGGTCGAAGCCGGAATCCATCGACACGCGCACCGGTTCGTCGGAAGAGGAACAGCCGCGTAATGAAATCCTGCGCAATACGTCCTCGAAGTACCCGTTCACCGTGGTTGAGGACAACAATCCGCGCGGTTATGACTGGCTGACCCGTGTTTTGATGGAGGGTTGATCAAGTGACGTTCCTCGAACTCTGCCAACGGCTCGCGCGTGAAGTCGATGCGTCTGGAAGTGGCCCGTCTGCCGTGACAGGCCAGACTGGCGAAAACCGCCGCATCGTTGATTGGGTGGCGTCCGCATGGCAGGACATCCAGCTTCAGCGCAATGACTGGAACTGGATGCGAGGAACGTTCTCTTTCACCACGATTGCCGACCAGGATACCTACACTGCCGCGCAAGCCGGGATTGCTTCGCGGTGTAGATCATTCGACAAGGAAGACATTCGGATCTACACCACGGCAACCGGGGTGGGCGATGAAATGACACTTCCGTTCATTCCCTACGAGGACTGGCGTTATATCTACCGGGTTGGCACGCAGACGGCACAACGGCCAATTGCCTGCACGATCATGCCGACCAACTCATTGGGCCTTGGGCCGAAGCCGACCGCAGGTTATACGGTGGCAGGTGAATACTGGAAATCCGCCCAAACGCTAGCGGCCGATGCCGATGAGCCGGAAATGCCGGCCGAGTTTCACATGGCGATTGTCTATCGGGCGATGATGATGTACGGAAGATTCACCGCAGCAGGGGAAGTGTTCAACGATGGCGAACAGAACTATCGCAGGATACTGACTGCGTTGGTGCGCAATCAGACGCCGATGGTTCGCATGGGCGGGGCACTGGTGTGATTCCCATCCCGAACGTTGATGTGCAGTTTCACCAGTTGGCCGGCGGGCTGGATCTTGTCACCGCTGCGACGCTCATTAAACCCGGATATGTCATGGACTCGTGCAACTACGAGATTGACAGCATCAACGGCGGATACCGGCGCATAAATGGATTCGAGCGGTTCGACGGCAGGACTTCACCATCAACAGCAACCTATTCTGTGATTGACATCACATTGACCGGGACGCTAGCGGTTGGCAACACTATCACCGGCAATACCTCGGCCGCGACGGGAAAGATTCTCCAGATCAATGCGGGAGAGCTGATTATCGGCCGCGTGACGGGGACATTCGTTTCAGGCGAGGACTTGATGGTGTCCGCCGTCAAGCAAGCCGAATCGACCTCTGCTGCCATCGTTGAGGGTGCTTCGTCGGTTGCCACGCACATGGCTTACAAGTCGCTGGCGGCGGATGACTTGAGGGCCGACATTCAAGCCGTGCCAGGCTCAGGACAGATTCGCGGGCTGGTGTATTACAAGTCCGTGCTCTACGCCTTCCGCAACAATGCAGGCGGGACAGCATGTGCCATCTACAAGCATACCGGGTCAGGCTGGTCGAATGTTCCTTTGTTATACGAGGTGCAATTCACTGGCGGCGGTGGCGCAACACCAACGGAAGGCGCGACACTGACGCAAGGCGGGGTAACAGCGACATTCCGCAGAGCCGCGAAGCAATCCGGCGCATGGACGGGAGCGGCTGCTGGAAGGCTGCTCATTTCCGCACCATCGGGCGGGAACTTCGCCGCTGGTGCTGCCACGATAGGTGCGACAACGCTGACGATTTCCGGCGCGCAAACTGCCGTGACGCTACCGGCTGGCGGGAATTACGAGTTTGTTCAATACAACTTCACCGGATCGACAGACACGCAGCGCGTCTATGGCGTGAATGGTTCTGGACTGGCGTTCGAGTTTGACGGGACGTATCTCGTTCCAATCCGTACCGGGATGACGACGGATACACCGTCGCATATCGCGGCGCATCGCAATTACCTGTTCCTGTCGTTCCGTGGCTCGCTGCAAATGTCCGGCATCGGCGATCCCTATGCGTGGTCGCCTGTTCTCGGGGCTTCGGAAATCGCAATGGGCGACACGATCACGGCGCTGTTGCCATTCCCAGGCGATGCGACGACAAGCGCTATGTCGGTATTCAGCAGCGAGAGCACGCGCACCCTGTACGGATCTTCGTCAGCAGATTTCAAGCTGGCAACGGCATCTCCGACGACTGGCGCGAAGTCTGGCACGGCGCAATGGCTGGGCGCTGCTTACTGCTTGTCGGATCGTGGCGTTCAACAGGTCAGCCAAACTCAGGCATTCGGCGACTTCCAATTCAATGCCGTGTCGGGATTGATTCAGCCGCTAATCAACGACATCCAAGGAACGGTGACAACGAGCTGCGTGCTGAAGGAAAAGAACCAGTACCGGCTGTTCTTTTCGGATGGGGTTGCGCTGTGCATGGGCATTGGGCAAGGGAAATACGGCCCGATTTCAACCGGGTTCATGAAGCTGGATTACGGAATCCCGGTTCGTTGCGTGGCGACGGGAATGAATTCGTCCGGGCGCGAGGTCTGCTATTTCGGCTCGGATGATGGCTATGTCTATCAGGACGGTGTAGGAACTTCATTCGACGGCAGCGCAATCGAGAGCTGGCTAAGACTGCCGTACAACCACCTGAAGACCCCGCGCTATCTGAAGACGTTCAGAAAGGCAGTGCTGGATATTGTGGTGGATGAATATGCCACGTTGAGCACGTCCTATGACCTGGCGGGCGGTAGCCCGGTCTATGCGCAGAGCAGCGCGGACAGCCAAGCAACCGTTGGCGCGGGCGGGTATTGGGATCAGTTCACATGGGACGACTTCACATGGGACGCACCGATTGTGACCTCGTTCGATGTGCCGCTCGGCGGGACTGAAAAGAACATTTCGTTGTTGGTATATGGCAACAGCTCCATTGATTCGCCGCACACGATTCAGGGAGCGACGTTTCAATTCACGATCAGGAGATTGGCAAGATGAGTGATTACACCCCAACAGGGGCACCCGCCGACCAGACGCGCGGGGCATCGGCGACCATCCGCAGCGAGTTTCAGGCAGTGGCGACTGCGATTGCGACAAAAGCGGATACCGCAGGAGAAACTTACAGCGGGGCGCATGATTTCAGCGCGGCGTCTGGCGTTACGCTTCCTGCTGCCACCAGCGTTGGGAATGTGTCTGCAACTGAGTTGTCCTATTTGGACGGCGTGACATCGGCGATACAAACACAACTCGGAACAAAATCGGCAAAAGCTGGTGAAACATATTCGGGAACACATGATTTCAGCGGGGCGACTAGCGTTGCCGTTCCAGCCCCATCCAGCGGGGCGCACGCAGTCACGAAAACTTTCGTTGAGGCTCTCGCGTTCTCTGCTGCGCTTCCATTGCAGGCGGGGAATGCGGGGAAATTCGTTACAACGGACGGAACGTCAGCAAGTTGGGCGACCCTCTCGACAGGGGCATCCCTTCCCGGCGCTACAACGCTCGACCTCACCTCCGGCAATGCGACGCTGACAAGCGCATCGGATCAGGTGCAGACCATCACGGCGGCTGTGTCGGGGCGGGCGATTAACCTTCCCGACTCCACCAGCATGACGGAAGGCGGCTTCCCGTATGTCATCTGCAACAAAACAGGGCATACCGTTACGCTGAAGAACAATTCCGGGAGCATTGTTCGTGTCATTTACCCAAACAGCGTTGTACTGGTGTCGCTGACAGACGCAGCAACGAATACCTGGGGGGCTTACCAGTTTTACGACGGTATTGAGACGGGAGTCCCGTCTGTCTTCGAGTCAGCGACCACCTACTACATATCCGTGGCCATGCTCGACAGCAGCAAGGCGGTTGTGACGTATCGGGACGATGGCAATTCCAGCTACGGAACAGC